GTAATAATTGGGCACAAAGAGTAAACGCCCTTATGGAAATGCCTGAATATCGAGCATTAGTTGTTCGTCTAGCAGATTATTATGCGGCGCGCGGACATAAAATACTTGTAGTCCAAGATCGTGTAGAATTTGCCAAGGCTTGCGCCGAACATCGAGAAAAAGCCGTAGCTATTACGGGTGACCTTAAGGAAGGTCGTGAAGAGGAAATGGACCGTATCTTTACGGACATTGATGAAATTTGGGGAATTACTTCTATCTTTAAAGAAGGTATCTCTAAAGATAACCTTAGTGCTCTTATTCTCGCTGGCCCAATTAATAATGATCCAATGCTAGAACAACTAGTGGGTCGTATTCAACGGCCAGTAGAGGGTAAACAAGCCCCACGAGTAGTAGATATTAAACTCGCTGGTTGGACTGGAAGTAAGCAGTTCCAAGCACGCTTGGGCTTTTATATGAGAATGGGCTACAAGATTAACTACTTATAAAATAGTTCTTGACAAATGCCTCGGAGAGTGCTATTATGATATTCTTCGATTGGAGAAAGATACATCTAGCGTCAGGAGGCAACGCACGGCGCGTTATTCTGGCTTTACGAACCCTTGCGGGCGAGGTTCCTCGAAACCGATTCGATCCTTTGTATCACTTTTATATCAAAGACTTTACAGGGAAGAGCTTTCTAGTTAATCCCCGTGAACTGTTAGAAGAAGATTTCTTCTATAAACCTAAAGAAATCGCTGAATACGTGGCTTTGGCCAGCTTTAGGAACTACTCACACTACGCCACGACTGGAGACACAAGCTTAGACTTGTTGCACAGTCCAGTGCGGCAAGACATAATCACAAACAATAGACTACTTAGCATTGAGAACGGAAAGATTCTGTTCAAATTTGAAGAAGTCACTAGGAGAAAATAAATATGGCTATCGGTTTTAATCAATCAAAGGGTGCGGCTGTTAAGGATCGCGCAGACAGTTATCAGTATAAAGACGGTGAAAACCGCGTACGTCTAGTAGGCGATCTACTTGCTCGTTACGTATACTGGCTCGAAGGAGAAAATAAGAAGTCTCTACCGTTCGAATGTCTGGCGTTTAATCGCACCAATGAAAAGTTTGATAATGCTGAGAAGGATTGGGTAAAAGAATTCCATCCTGATATGAAGTGCAGCTGGGCATACGCAATTCAGTGTATCGCGCTTGACAGTGGTGAACTTAAGATTCTGAATCTTAAGAAGAAGTTAATGGCACAAATCCTTAGCACCGCAGATGATCTTGAACTAGATCCTACCGACTTTGAGACTGGTTTCGATGTGGTCTTTGAGAAGAAGAAAACTGGACCGCTGCCGATTAACGTTGAATACACTGTTAAGGCTCTGAAGTGCAAGCAACGTGCTCTTACAGAGGCCGAGCTGGAAACGGTTAAGGACCTTAAGAGCATGGATGAAGTGCTCCCTCGTCCGACTCCGGAAGCACAGAAAGCGCTTCTTGAGAAACTACAAGCGGGTGCAACTGAAAACATTGATGAAGAAGTTGATGAGGAGTTTCAGGTTAAGTGACATATACACAAAACGAAATGGCGTGGGCATTTAATGAATGGATGCGGCGTTTCACAGAAGAACCTGAACGATTTGCTCGTGAATGGGAAACTATTATGCAGTTCTTAGAAGAAGATACTGGAGACAATAACACTGCTCAGTATGGGCACGACCAAGCGAAATACTTCGTCAGTCTTCTTAATGAGACGTCTATCGGATGATTCTATTTACCGCAGATTGGCACATTAAGCTAGGACAGAAGAACGTTCCTGTTGACTGGGCCCTGAATCGGTATAGACTATTCTTTCAGCAGGTCCACGAGCTTGAAAAAGACGTGGACCTGCACATCGTTGGGGGTGACGTTTTTGACAAGCTCCCTTCGATGGAAGAATTACAGCTCTATTTTGAGTTTGTAGCTAGTGTAAGTGTAAAAACTATAATTTATGCTGGTAATCACGAAGCTACAAAGAAGGGTAAGACGTTCTTTAGTCATCTTAAAGAGGCGACCAATAGAATTAACCCACTCGTAGAAGTCATTGATGAAATTTATGAAACAGATCAATATACCATTGTTCCCTACGAGTTCATTCACAAGAAAGGAATCTGGGATTCCTTAGATAAAACTAAAGTTGTATTTAGCCACATTAGAGGAGAGATCGAACCACATGTTAAGCCTGAAATTGATCTTGATCTCATTGTGGATTTTCCTGTCGTTTACCTTGGCGACTTACACAGTCATTCAAACTGCCAAGCTAACCTCGTATACCCAGGGTCCCCGATGGTTACGAGTTTCCATAGACATCATGTATCTACTGGTTATATTCTTATTGACAGTGATGATCTTACATCTTGGAAGTGGGGAGAATTTAAGCTTCCACAATTGCTTCGAAGAACCGTCACCGACGCGGCAGACATGCTTCCTACAGAGTATGATCACACCATCTACGAACTAGAAGGTGATGTGGTTGATCTAGCCAAAATCAAAAACAGCGATTTATTAGATAAAAAACTTGTTAAACGTAGTTCCGATACAGCGCTTATCCTAAGCAAGGATATGTCTATCGCGGACGAATTAGCCGAGTACTTAACTTATATTCTAGAATTATCAGAAGATAAGAGAACTCGTGCATTAGGAGTATTCCATGACTATAAGGCTAGAAACTCTTGAATTTGATTGGTACTTTAGCTACGGCAAAGGTAACTCGATTAATTTCACAGATAATACAGTAACGCAGATTCTAGGTCCTAATGGTTTTGGGAAGTCTTCTATTCCATTAATTTTGGAAGAGATTTGCTTTAATAAGAATTCAAAAGGAATTTCTAAGGCTGAGATTCCTAATCGTTATGGTCCAGGAAATACTTGGGGTAAATTAACGTTTACTAAAGATGATGATACTTATGTCATCGAAGTAGAGCGAAAAACCTCTATTAAAGTTAAGCTAAGTAAAAATGGCACAGATATGTCGTCTCATACGGCAACTGGAACATTCAAATTAATTGAGGAACTGTTCGGTAATGATTTCAAGACTTTTAGTCAACTGGTATACCAGAATACAAATACTAGCCTACAGTTTCTTAGCGCTACTGATACTAACCGTAAGAAGTTCTTAATTGATCTTCTTCAATTAGATGAATATGTTAAGTTCTTCGAAATCTTTAAAGACGCAGCAAAAGAGCATAGTGTTTCGGTTTCTAAGATTGAAGCCTCTATGGTTACAGTTGAAAACTGGCTGAAGTCTAATAGACTTACAGATACTACACCAATGGAGTTAAAATCCATTGATATTGATGTATTCGAAGATGAAAAGAAGGCTGCAGGCCTGTCGGCTGAAGTTGCCAATATTCGCAGAACAAACACGCAAATTGCGCAAAACAATAAATATCGTGAACTATTGAAGACGATTGATATTGAAGCAATTAATGCGCTTCCGGCCGAAGAGCCGAAGAGCTATGATGATGAACAGCGTGAACTTGGAGAAATTCAAGGCGGTGAACGCATAGCCCAGATGCATTTAGATAAGCTTAAAAAGCTTGCGGATACGTGTCCTACTTGTGAACAGGATATTGATACACAGTTCAAATCCAACCTTATCAAGGCTGAAGAAGATAAGTTAACTGGTTTTGCTGAACGTAAGCAACAGCTTATGGATATTATTGCATCCATTAAGGAGAACAATAAAAATCATGCTTACAAAGCTGAGAAAGTTAAGGATTGGGAGGAGCTTTATCGCTCAATTAATCCTGATCTGCCGGAAGAACTTCTTGATAAAGAGGAACTTGAGGCCGATCTATCTAATATCACTATTAGAATCTCAAATGCACGACATGAGCTTAAAAAGCTGCAAGATCACAATGACACAGCAAATAAGCACAATTCCAGAATCCAAGTTATTATGGAACAAGCAGATGAGTTCGAACAACAGCTTAAGACTTTAGAGTCTGAACTCAACGAACAACGAGAACACTTATCCGATCTTGAACTACTGAAGAAGTCATTTAGTACAAATGGCCTTCTAGCCTATAAGATTGAGAACTTAGTTAAGGACCTTGAGTCTTTAACTAATGATTATTTGGCTGAGTTAAGCGATGGTCGATTCACTATTGATTTCAGTGTAGTATCCGATAAACTAAATGTTAATATTACTGATAACGGTAAAGTCATTAATATTAATGCTTTAAGTTCTGGAGAGTTGGCACGAGTTAATACCTCTACACTTCTAGCGCTTAGAAGCTTAATGAATTCAATTTCTAAGTCTCAGATCAATGTTTTATTCCTCGACGAAGTTATCAGTGTTCTAGATGAACAGGGTAAAGAAAAGCTAGTTGAAGTTCTTCTTAATGAGGATCTGAATACATATATTGTATCCCATAGCTGGACTCACCCGCTTCTATCGAAGATGGAAGTTATCAAAGAAGATAATATTTCGAGGATTGAATATGCCTGAAGTAATTGAAACATCTTATGTAGCTACTTACCATTGTGACGATTGTACACATGGAAGAATGTATCCCACAGGTAATCTTTGGGCTTCAGATAAGATTGAACATCAGTGCAATCTTTGTGGCTCTTTCCAAAACTTTGATAAGTGTTATATGTCCATGTGGGTCCAGTTTGCAGGAGGGCCCGATGGTTAATCCGAGACAAAAAGGTGCTTCCTGTGAGATTCAACTGCGTGATAAGTTAAGACTTGCTACGGGCCTGGTGTTTGAAAGAACGCCAGGCTCTGGCGCTGGTGCTATCAAGGGAGACTTGTATATTCCTGGTAAGAATTGGCGACATTGTATCGAAGTCAAGCACTATGCAGATTCTCATTGGAATGATAAAATCTTCACTAGTAAAACAAATAATATCGTAATCTGGTGGAATAAACTAAAACAGCAAGCTAAAGCTACAAATAAAGAGCCAGTACTTATATTTAAGTACAACCGCTCAAAGTTCTTCGTTTGTACCAGTGTAAAACCAACAAATACTGAAAACTATGTTGACATTCGGTGGTTAGGATGCTATACTGTGTTATTAGATGAATGGCTAGAAAAGGAAAATATTCAGTGGTTAAAATAGCAGATCAGCTAAATCATTCTCGTGAAAATGTTTTGATTGTCGACGCGATGAACTTAGCTTTTCGTTGGAAACATCAGGGAGCCTCGAGATTCGTAGATGACTACATAAAGACTGTAGACAGCCTTGCGCGCTCCTATAAATGTGGCAAAATTATTATTGCGGCTGACAAAGGTGGCTCTACATACCGGCG